CGTTGCTCTGTTGTTTGCGATCAGGGGGAGCTGGCCGGGCTTTAGCGGCCATGGGTGTTCCTTGCGGCAGTCGTGGCAGTACAGGGTCTGCCGGCTGCTGAAGGCCGTGGTCTTGTGGGTGGCGTCTACGGGGCAGGTCTTCATGCGGCAGCGCTCACTGCTGCGATGAGAACCGCACCCGCTACCAGCAGACCGGCAAACAGCGCAGGACCAAAGAGAGCGCCGCTGGTGTCGCGCACCTTCTTTGCCGCGCCCCGGCGATCCTGCTGCCCAGCGCTGTAGCCGCGGCTGTACTCGTCAATGAACGGATGGCGCTTCCAGTAGAAGTGATGGTTGGTGCGGCCGTGCTCATAGCCTTGGTCGTAAGTGGCGCGCTTGCGTTGGGCTGTCTTGCTCATGCAGCAACTCCCTTCACAGTCAGCAGCCCATCGCGGAACCAGATCAGTTGTGTTTCAGCCAGGGCGCGCAGCATGTCGCCCTCGGTCAGTTCTCCCTTGCGCCGGCCATCCAGTACGGAATGGCAGTGGTCGCAGGCGAAACAGGCGATCTGGTCAGGGCCTTTCATGCCCACACCCTTCTGGCCGCAGGGGATGTGAGCCAGAACCACCGTGCCGTCATCGTGGCCGCAGCCTGGAAGGCGCAAGGTGCAGGACTGGCCGCGAGCCGAATCGCGCAGTTTTTTGCTGACTATTCGGCTCATGCGCCGTACCCCTTCCGCTCTGCACGCTGGTTGGCCTGCTCCGTGCGATACAGCTCGATTCGCAGCTGAGCCACACCGATCTGCGTCTTCAGGTACTCCTCGCGCTCTACGGCCACCTTGAGGCCGTCCAGCAACCCCAGGTAATCCGGGTGCGCGTAGGCGAATGCCTCACGCTCAGCGATGGTCTTGATTCCTTCCCGCTCGGCCTCCTGCATGAGGATGGCTTTCTTGCTCTTGCGGAACTGCTCCAGGTACACACGGTTGGCCTTGGCCTCAGCGTGGTCCTGTGCGCGGTCGCGGATGAAGGTCAGCGGGCGTTCGATCTGCTCATCCATGGCGGCGCGCCTCCCGCTTGTCGTGGTCGTCCTGGCAGGAGATGCAGCGCTCTGCCCACGGTGCCGCGGCGCGACGCTTGGCCGGAATCTCCTCGTCGCAGTCAACACAGAACTCAGCGCCCTGCCCCTGCAGCCTGGCCTGTACCAGCGCCACGCCACCTATACGATCTGCCTCCTCTAGGCCAGTAGCGCGATCTGTTACATCGGGGGCTGTGCGGGCCTGGTGGAAGGCTTCGGTGATTTCCATGTAGTCGGTCATTTCGAGGCCTCCTGCATGGCGGCCTCGGCAACCCGCACGGAATCAAGCTCACGCTTGGAGGCTTCGTCGTCCTGGTTATCGCCAGCAATAGGCGCTACCCAATCAAGCAGGTCCGCCATTGCATTGCGCAGCCTCTCGTTCTCCGCGATCAGCTCGAGGATGGCGGCGGGGCTGGCGGCGGCTACATATGCGATGTTCGCCACCGCGTCAGGCAGGAAATTCTGGTTTCCTTCCATGATTACGTACGGGCCTTCGTCGGTTTCGACTACTATTTGGTATGCAGGGACGAACGCCTTGCTATACGCATTTCCAGCTCGCCATACCCCCTGAGTGGAAGCCTCAGCCAGCCGCTTCAATTCGTCGTACTTGCTCATTTCCGTGCTCCTACGCCGCGCTGGGTGCTTCCGTCAGCACAGACGACGCGATGGTCATTGCCGCGGGATAGGCCTATGCCTGCCCCGGTTGTGTGTCGTATCTGGTAGCCCTGGCGCTGCAGGAGCTGGATGGCGTGCTGCTGAAGGAAAGTCATGCGGCAGACCTCCCGTAGCGGGCCGCAAGAGAAGTCGTCTTGGATGCGGCCTGTTGGCGCTCCTCGGGCTCAGTCCAGCCAGCTGCTAGCTGCTCAAAGCGGCTGTACTGGCCAAGGAATGCAGTGCGGACAGTGCCAGTCTCAATGTCGCGCCCTTTTCCGATGATCACTTCGGCGACACCCTTGTATTCGGTGTCCGGGTTGTAGACCTCGTCGCGGTACACGAACATGATGATGTCCGCGTCCTGCTCAATAGCGCCCGATTCGCGCAGGTCTGAGCAGACGGGCCGCTTGTTCGGCCGCTGCTCGCACTGGCGAGATAGCTGCGAAAGAAGGATCACTGGAACTTGCAGCTCTCTTGCCATTAGCTTGGCGCCGCGGCTCATGGCGCTGACCTCTGTCACACGGTTCTCGCTGCGACCTTCTGACTCAAGAAGCTGCAGGTAGTCGATGACGATCAAGTCGAGGCCATAGCGGCGCTTGTGTCGGCGTGCGGCTGCGCGAACCTGGCTCATGGTCATGCCTGGCCGATCCGACATTTTCAGTCCAGAGTCCTTGAGCTTGCCGGCTGCTGCATTCAATCGCAGACCGTTCTCGCCATTGGCGCCGCGGCCGCTCTTGATGTCCTGGAGCGGTATCTTTCCCTCGGCCGCAAGGAAACGATCCATCAGCTGACCGTTGCTCATCTCTAGGCTGACGATCAGCACCTGCTTGCGCTGCCGGATTGCAACATCAGCCCCGATGTTCATGGCCAGCGTGGTTTTTCCCATGCCAGGACGGCCGGCGATGATGATTAGCTGCTCTGGCTTCAGGCCTTGCAGTTGCTCGTCAAGATCGCTGATACCGGTGCTCAGGCCGTCCAGCTTTCCGCGAAGCTCTTCGCGACGTTCCAGGACCGGAAGGTGCTGTTCCAGAACATCCCAGGCTGACACGATCTCTGCCGATGCAGACTCCGCGTCGACGCTCATCGCCTCGGACTGGATAGCCGCGATCTTGTCCTCGACAGGGCGATCACTCGTGCCGATTTCGGTTATCTTGGCGCCGACAGAGAGAATGGCTCGATCAATAGAGCGCTCGCGCACGATGCCCGCATAGTCCTTCGCAGACGCAACGCTAGGCGTATTCTTCACGACCTCGGCGGTATAGCCGAGAGCATGAACGCCATCAGCAAACACGCCGATCTTGTCAGCAACGGTGAAGTAATCGATGGCCTTGCTGTTTGCCTGCAGCGCCATGATGGCCTCAAAGACCTGAGCATTCTCAGGCCAGTAGAAATCCTCGGCGCGTAGATCAGCAGAAAGCACATCAATGAGCTCGGGACGGATCATCATCGCTCCGATGACGCCCTGCTCGGCTTCTAGGCTATATGGCTCACGCATGGTAGTTGCCCTCCACGACCTTGACGAAGTTGGAGGGGCAGATCAGCCAATCGAAAGAGGCACGAAAAGGCTTGCCGCCGTTCTTGCCCTGGGTGCGCCCCATAAGAAAGTCGGAAGACTTGACCGTCTCAAAGTAATCACGCCAGAAGTCGACGCTCTGGTGAACAGGGCTATCGTTCCAGCGAGCCTTCAGCTTTGCTTTACGCTCTGCATTCAGGATCACTACTGCAGGCAGCGCAGGAGTCAGAATCTCGTTGAACAGATCAGTAATCAGTTGATAGGGGCACCGATTGAGGCCCTCTTGAGGGACTCCCTGATTACTCCCTGTATTACTCTCTTTTGTATTACTTCCCTGCGTGTTTTCCGAAGGGGGTTCATCGCCTTTTCCGAAGGGGTTCGCAGCGTTTTCCGAAGGGGTCTTCGGTTTTCCGAAGGGGTTCTTGATTCGAATACGGCGCTCAACAACGCGCTTGCCATCTCGGATCAGCTCAACGTCGACCAGATCCTTAACAGCCAATCCGCTGATGATCTCGGAAACGCGAGAGATAGAAAGACCGAAGAACTCGGCGAAGTGCGCATTGCTGGCATAGCAGCCGCGCTGCTTGTCTTGAAGGCTACCGATCTCGACCAGCATTACCTTCTCAGTAATAGACAGGTCGTAGTCCAGCCAAAGGTCGGCAGGAATCCATACACCCTGGAATTTGCGAGCAAGGTTCGTCATACAGACACCCCTCGCGACAGGGACTGGCGCTTACAGATAAACATGGTTTAAACTCCGTGCGTGTGCTGCATTACAAGGCTTTCTTCGGTTGCAGCCGAATGAGCCAACGAAGCCCGGAGGTGACCTAAACAGTCCCTTCGGGCTTTTTGCTTTTCAGAGGAGCGAACACATACAACGACGCGCTTTGCAGCGATCATTGCTAGGTGTTGGTGAATGGCTTTGTTCACTTATCAGTCCCTCATTTCGGGCTATTCAGCCCGGCGCCGAAACGGTTGAACCGTCCCCGGCATGCTTCTTGGCCTGGTGCGCTTGGTGATGGTGTCTTGAATGCCCTTCTTCGCTAGCTCAGCTGGATCAATACCCAGCTCATGCGCCATATGCGTCAAAAGCTCCAAATCCTCATCGTTCAACAGCTGCCCCAGGTCCATGTCGGTGTTGTTGGCAGACATAGAGGCCCTCGTATGGGCCTTCAGGCCGCAGTGATGCTTCGCGTAAGCTCTTCTCGCTTGTCGTCGATCCAGGATTTCAGGATCTCGCGTGCCAGTACCGCCTTCTGCGTGCGGTGAATGGTTGCGAGGTTCTCTAGAAA